CTTCGGTCATCTGAACGACGAGCATATCCGACGGGTCACAGACGATGTTGTAGACAACCCAGCCATCCACCAGACCGATGGTTTTACCCGTTCGCGCCGGGCCCACAAACACCACCGCATCGTACTCACGCAGCGCAAGGCAGTTCATTGGCTCAATCACATACGGGGCAACGGCAGGATCCCACGGGACCGAGTTTCCGGCCCCCATCGGTACGCGCATAAATTTTTGTACTGCCTCAGCCACAGGCATACGGCGAGGAGCTTTGAGAATGGCGGAAGCGTTACGCCTGACTTCCGCTGCCGTGGCCTGTTGCATGACTTACTCCTCTTCTGGCATATCCTCCTGTTCCGGTGGGTCGGCCTGCTCAACTTTGAGGGCAATCTGATCGCGCAGATCGTCAATAACCTGCTGCACCCTGACAACTGCTGCAGGGGTCATCGCGCAATCGCGTTCAAGAATATCGGGTAACGTTTCCAGCACCTGAACCATCGCTTTCGCCATGGAGGAAAACTCTCGGGTGACTTCCGATGCCGGGATCAACTCCCCGGTTTCCTGCTGAAACTTGAGGCGTTCACGCTCCGACTGAAACCAGGCCTTACGATCGGGGGGAAGCATTTTGTCGACGTCCACCAGCTCTGACGGAGTGGTGCTTGTCAGCAGCTCCCGCAAAATATCGGTAATGGCATAAAGCTTAAGTTTTGGATTGCTGCCGGGTGCGGGTTGCACATTTGCAAGCCTGCCTGCGACCGTCTGACGGTGCAGATCGGTAATGGCTGCCAGCTGAGTGATATTCAGCCGGAAATTTTTCAGTTCGTTATCCATGATGGTGAACAAAAAATAGTCATTTCGACATCCTGAAAATGCTCAGGACTGAAATATCAATAGGTTAAACGGATGATGATGAAACCCATAAAATGCAAAAAACTAGCCGTTTTCCGCGTGTCCTCGCCCCCTCGGTGTTCAGAATCGCCAGGAGTACCTTTCGCAAATAGGAGCTATTATCATTAAAGGGATATGCGACAAACATAAAAAAGCCACCAGCGAATGCCAGTGGCTAGGATTGATTGTGATGCCGGGTGCCTCCCGGTGAGCCTTTAGGATAACCACCTTTGGCCCGCTTGCTCCAGCTGTTCTTGATGAGCCCCGTTAAGAAGGGTCATCAGGTTAATTAGCCCCGCCGCATAGGGGGATTCACCACGACGCAATTTTATCACAGACGGTCAGAAAATGTCTGAAGGGAAATCTGCGACCTTTTTTGCAGCAAAGCCAGAGGGTTTAATTATAAGTTGCCCTCAATGGAGCAGCTTTATTATTCGGCACTGGCAGAAATATCTGTTTTTTTTTCAACCCAATTTCCTGCATCATCCTTTACAACCTCAAAGAATTCATCGGCTGGAGCAGGCATTCCACCTTCATCCTCCCACTCATTAAGTGAGTGCTGCCATTCTTCCTGAGTCAAGACTTTCCCAGTTAAAGAACTACGCAGATAAATCGTCATGACACGACCTCCATCATATGATGCGTATATCTAACATTATAGAAGAGTTATGTACTGCATTTAGCATGCTGGCGGTCCATCAACGTATATGTCATGTTCAGTTAGGTAGATGGGCTTTACCCAGTCACAGACAGTATCCACCACCACCGGGTTCTTCAACATGTCACGCCGCTCGCAATCAGCATCATCGCTAGATTACAGTTAACGATCTTTCGGAGATTGAGATCTCTTTGTACCGTTAAGGTGATATCTAGCAGATTATCCCCTGTAGTAGGTATGGCACTCAGAATGAGCTATCCATGGTTATGGCAACAAAAAACCCGCCAGGAGACTTAGATATTCAGCAGTTCAGAATATCATCGATGGATGACAAACAGTGATTTACACCGGGGACAGAGCAAGGGCTGTTCCTGGCGTACCTTTGTTGTTGGGTGATTAGAGTTATGTCCGCATATCGGACAAGTCACTGTTGTTTTGGTCGCTGCTTCAACACGTTTAAGTGCATAATCGAAGAATGACATAATTACCCCCTCTAAGAATAAGGTTTATCATACCATAATCGATTACTTTTTAATCGAAAAGACTTTCATCAAAGCACTTAATCACCTAGCCCATAAACTACTAACACAAGCAAATTATTCGCATTACAAATCAATTGCATGAGCTCTTTTTGAAAATTAATACCTACGACTGTGAGCTTTCGCTTTGTTTTTGGCAGTCGCCTGCCAAGCTTTGTTATGCGCAAGGATAGCGTTTTTCGTCTGACAGTCCATAACGTCGATATCGTGATCGCTCAAGTAGATTGGCTTAACCCAGTCACAAGTGGTATCAGCCACTACCGATGGTGCTTCCATATGTCACGCTGCTTGTGATCAACATCGTCATAAGGCATGCGTAAATGTGTGACGTAGATTAATGGCCTGGCTAAGATCGGGCCTTTCAGAAAAATCGGAATTATCCAGATAAAGTTGATTATTCCCGGAAACATATACATCCTCAAAAGGATACTGATATCAACACCAGGCATTAAAATAATAACGACTGTGTATCTCACCGATTTGCCCTCCTTATGAGGGCTTATTTTTGTATAGTTATGGATTCTACAATAATATTCTCTTACCTTTAGGCACGTAAACTACGGTCTTATCCGCCGGAGAAATCGTTAAAATAATTCTGTACGAGAGTTCATGTGCCTGCATCACTTTTTTCATCAATCGTAAAAGTCTTTTTTTTAAATAATCAGCTCCAACAACCTCAGATTCCACCTTCGCCATAACCTGATTTTCCTGGCCAAGATAAGCAAACACTGCTGCATTATCTGAGTTAGCTGAAAGAAGTTTGTAATCTCTTGAAAGTAAATAATCATTTAAAGGGTCATTGGTTATTGTCGCTTTCTCACCGACCTCAACGAGAGCAAAAACGCTATAGCTCAAAACTTTCACAAAACCTCCTGAACGGCTACACCAGTTCGGTGTCTTTGCTATCCTTAAAGTACATACCACTGATATCTCACTTTGTACACTAAGCTTATGAGATTTCAGGGTTTAAAAGCTACTCGTTTTACTTCAATGTCCCTGATACCCTTAAAATTATTGTTTCCCTTCTCGATTGTTCCCAGTAGTGGCCTGATCCAGAGAACTGCCTGACAGTACGTCATTGACCTGGTGGCAATGGTACTATCATCGGCTGCGTCAGGTCTGTCGGTATTGGTGTGCATGGCGCTGGCACGTAAACGGTACGCGTATTTGAGCAGCCCACCAGCAATGTCAGCAGGAACAGGCAGATCACAGGTTTTTTCACGTCGTAGAATCTCCCGGTATTCGATAACGTTTTTTTCGGTGCTGACGTCAATCAGGGAATTCAGCCTGATGGCATGTTCTGCAATCTGATTAAACCGATTGAAGTTGAAAGCCTGAGTGGCAATCACATGCCCCTGCAAAGCGTTGTCACTCCGTAGAACGTCGTTATCGCTCTGTATGCGGCTGGCGTTTGAGCAACTTTTTACGAGCGCGATTGAGAGACCCGCAATGATTACTACTGCTATTAGGAAAGGAGTCAATTTCACAGGACATTTAACCTCACACCAGTACGGATTTCGCCAGGGCAAACAGTGCACGGCGTTTGTCCAGCCCGTTACTACCGCCATTGATAAGCAGCGTTACGCGCTCAACATCGCCGGAATGAAGCAGGCAACCGCGGGACACATAAAACCACGCAGCGGAACGGGCGGCGTGCTCATCAACCTCCAGCAATTCGGGGTTCGCCACCAAGTCAAGCTTTAGCGCCTGGCCGCAGCTGTGATAGTTGCTCAGACCAGTGATTTGCTTCAGTCCCCGGCCGCGATATTTCCAGCCATCACCAGCGACCTGATTACCCAGTTTCTTTTTGCCCCACTCACCGCCGTATACAAGATTGGCGATCGCTTTCTGGTTGGACGGTTGCGTTGCCGTTCTGCCAAGTGCAGCGGCCTGTTGGGGAGTGATACGGTGCCTGCCGAACGTTGGCACTAAGTTTTCAGCCGCATAATCCAGACTTTCCACCAGCCGGGTAAATCCTCTGGACTCATGGCCCATCTGAGCGATAAACATGGCCTGATCGAGCGGAGCGGTAATGCCGTATTCCTTCATCACCTTGTCTATTTGTGGAAACCAGCGTGCAGCCAGTCCGGCGTTTATACCTGCCGCCTTTTGAAATTGTGTTTGGTTCACGTTGTGCTCTCTCCAGTAATACGAGCGATATTGCCGCCCGCACGCCAGATAGCGACACAGACAACAACGTTGATGAGTATTTCTCCGTAATCGACCTGGACATAATCACCGTGCCATATACGAAAGGCCGTGTATGCCGGAGCGAGGATTAGTCCGTAGGCCAGAAGTTCCATTATTCGGCGGCGGCGCATACTGCGCTTACGGAAAAACATCAGACGGAACGAAATCATGATGCAGGCCAGTGCATTAAGGTGAAGCAACAGCCATGGAAAGTTCTGCAGCAGCCACGTCATTCTTCCCCCTTCACGCCGGGCAGATTGCCTGTTTTTGAGCGGGCAAGAATGCGCAGCAGAATAGTCACGGAAACAGTAGATGCCGCCAATGCTCCAATCGCGGGCGATACTTTGATTGTGACTGGCGGACTAAGCTGATTTAGTCCGGCGTTGATAAGAGCGGCGATAATTTCTGAAGCAGTACCAGCACAGTAAATGCCACCGATAAAGGAAATGAGCGCAAAAAGAATCTGCTTCCAGATTTTGTGATCCTCAGAGCTGAGGATATAAAGCGCCGCCCCTGCGAGGGAGCAGACCATAACAGCAGGCGTAGCCTCTGGAAAAAGCGTGGCGAATGTAACTCCGGTTGTGCCAGCAGCCACGCCCGCCGTTACCGTTGCAGTTATTGGTTCTGCGGACATTGAGCCCCCTCTTATTGCTGAAGATCCTCTCATGATGGTTGAGGGGAAATAAAAAAGGCCGCCCGAAGGCAGCCTCAAAACGAAAAACCCCACCAATTCTGGCAGGATTTCGATGTTTAAGCGGTGTGACGAAGTAACCACTCTAGACAGGTTACGATAGTTTTTGCGTACGCGTTAGCTTTATTGTAATGTTTTGAAATAGGTGTGGCTCTAGGCTAGAGCATTGTTACACAGCAAATCATATATAAACTAATAATTTCATGGTGATATTTTTATGAGCGGATTCGCTTGTCAGGAATGCGGGAATGTCATAGACGACATTGAACAAGATTGTGAAGTTTGTGGTGCAAGTCCCAATGTCGCAAGAATCGGAAACCAGAACTTTATGGTTGTGAATGCTATCACCGCACATCTTGAAAAAGAGAAAATTTTTGACTTTACGATGGGGCAGTTATGGAATCTTACAACTCCTGTCGCTACGGAATTCATTACTAGAATTGAAAAAAAATTTCGTCGTAAGAATAAATTCCATAATTACTTAGTCAAAGACTCTCTTCCTAACTCAATCCCTACTCTATTATCAAAATTCAACGCAGGTACTATTATTTTCGAAAAACTTTGTAAGTCTGTGATGAATAAATTGAAACTAAACTCCAATAACGAGAACGTTGTTTCAAAGTTGGTTGGTGGGACATTGGTATTTGTACATTATAAATCTATAAATGACGCCGATGATTTAGGCAAACTCTTAATAGTAATGGTAGATAAACGCGGAGCCTTCGATTTTGAAGAGGGTAGTTTACAGCCTAAACGTCTTAACCCTGTAAATACAGATGCTTTACGCCAAGCAGCGATGTTTGATCTTACTTTGTTCGATGAATGTTATCCTGATAACGATGGTCATTCTTACGTTGATTTTATTCAGGGTAAATCTCAGAGCGATGTTTTCAAAGATTCTTTAGGTTGTACCCGAGATGTTGATAACAAAAGAAGCATTAATGAAGTTTTCCGAGCAATAGAAATGTTTGTTTCGTCAAACTCCTTAGGTAGAGCAGTCAGAGAAAATGCAGACATTGCCGTGAGGAATTTTCTTGACATTAAATCCAGAGACAATGTTGATAAATCGGTAAGCATTGACGAAATACAAGAAGTTATTGATAAGTGTTTACCAAAAAAATCCAAATACAGAACCACATTCAAAGATTTCGTCTATGAGAATGAATTTAAAATAGATGCACAATTTGAACCAACTATATACTCTGCGAAACAGGCGCTTACCATAAAACTCACAGATGAGGACCAAAACTTCGAAATAAAAATACTTCGAGGAGCGATTGGAGATGAAAACTCCAATAAACCAGTTATAATAGGCAAAAGAAATAACGAGGTAATCATTCGCCTCTCGCCAGATGAGTTTTATAAACTGAAAAAGTATGCAGATGAATAATAGAGATAGTTTTGACAGAATCGCTACTTTAATTTCATCTTCCGAAATACATTCGGAAGATGGATTTATCGTCATCAAACTTCCAAATCCTTACAATAAGGATGAAAAAACTAGCCTGCAAGCTTCTTTCTCTAAAATCGGTTACCTTAAGTCCGAAGGGATTTTTGAAGGCGACTCGGCACTCTGGTTAGACAAACGGGCAAATTTCTGGCTCGAAGGGCACTGCCCTTTTTACTCTAATTATGAGACTTTTTGGCAGCGTGTTCATAGTTCAGAAAAACTACCTGACTATTTTTATATAGTTAGTAATAAATTATCCCACTTAGACATAAAGTCGAATAAAAGACTTAACATTTTCAATTTGTATTTCTCATGGAAAAAAATACTCCTTAGTTTATCCGATCATTTCGCTAATGATTTTTACGTTTTTTTCTTAATGAACGACAAAGGTGGAGACAAAATTGAAATAGAGTCTGCACTCGATTTCAATGAACTTCCTGAAATCGAAAGTCCTATTGATGATCTCAACATCGCCTCCAATCTAATACAGAAGTTAGAATTTGAAGACCTTCATAAACTAGAGCGTCGTTCAGTTATGCGGGCAACTCTCTACGAATTAACGAAGTCAGCGGACAAGGACAGCAATTTACTAAAAACGATTATTCAACAGACAATAATATTTAACAAAAAATATAATGAATTGTACGAAATTTACACCAAACGCTATTCGGTCAATAAACTTCTTAATGAGCTAGATGAAAAAAGCTTAGAGTTCACATCAAAGATAAATGAATTCATATCTTCTAGTCAAACAAAAGCGCTTACAATACCAGGAGCGTTAATCGCTGTAGGTGCATTAGCTAAGGTAGACGCACCTCTTGAGGCAATTATTATTATTGCTGGATTATGGATGATCAAACAAGTAAACATTTCCTCAAATGAGGTTTACAGAGAGGCATTCACAGCCTTAAACAATAGACTAGATAATGCTTTCAAAAAGTACCTAACCTTCCACAACGAACTTGAAGTTAAGCAAAGTGCAAGTGATATACAAAAGGAACTTTCCGAGTTAATTGTTAAATCCAGCGTTAGATTAAAAACTATCGATAGATTAGCATCAGCTATGTTTTGGGGGGGATTGGTCTATCTGATTGTAAAACTCTCCAGCAGTTACGCTTACCCAAAAATAATACATTTAATCGAACGAACAATTACTTCAACATGTAACTTTTTTGCCCCGTAAGTTTCATGGGGCATTAATAACTATTCAGTTAAAATTGATAACAAGCCATCAACAAAACCTAGAGCGCTCTGCATTTTTTTCCTGATTGTCCCGTCTGAGCACTTCTGCATTTTTGCTACTTTCCTTAAAGAAAGCCCAATCACAAAATGTGCAATAATTAGTTCATATTCTTCGGGCTTATATTTCTTCAGGCGTACAACGCAGCCATCAATCATCATCCCTTCATCATCATCACATTGCAGGCGTGTTTTTTTACCGTGCGGCAGTACACCTTTAAAACCAGCAGCTATTGATTGCCAGTCGACTCCACTGCTATCGGCTGCAGCCCAGGCTCCCCAGCGGTCCATTACCTCGTACATATCACGCATTTTTCTCTCCAATGTTTTCGATAATTATCATTCCGGTTTCGCCCCATACTTTTGATGTCCGGGCGTCCCAAATGTGGGAATCATCTTCAAATAAGGCATCCAGTAGCGATTTAGTGAGATTGTCCAGGTCTGGCTTTACCATGTGTGGCTGGCCGTCCATCGCAGCGCGTTTTTTCTTACTCCAGCTCTGTGGCATCGGCAAAACGAACGTAATATGAGCGCCGCTCTCCGGCACCCGGATGCCATGCAGACGTGCTTCATCGCAAAACATGCGATAGCGCATCACAGGTGGCCGCTGCTTCCATTTATCACAGCGTGTCATGCGGGGTTTTCCGACAGGGGTGATGATGTATTTAGGCATAGAACACTCCCAGCTCGAGCTGGACCTGTTCAAGCAGCTGCAGCTCGGTACCGAAGTTGTTCTCCCATTGCTTGCGGCCAGCGTGAATCGCCACACCATAACCGCCGTTGCGATGGTGCATATGGCAAAGCGGAATTGATTTCCGATGTTCAGCGCGCTGGCTTGTGCCCTGAGCGGTGCGGATGTGGTGGATTTCAGCTGGCGTTTCGCCCAGGTTCTGATTTCTGCACACGATGCAGCCCAGTGCGGCCACACGTGATAGATGGATGCTGTCTGCTTTCTTCATGCTGGACCACCAGCATAAGCAGAAACACCGCGCACAAATGGGCGGTGTGGATAAATCGGGGTAGTTCTTTGCGCCATCACTTTTCTCCGGTGATGGTGCGACAGGTGCTGGTTGTTCAGGCCAGCTTGATTATTATAAATCAGTTGTCATGGTTGCGGAAGCGCTCAGCATATTGCTGGAGAGATTCACGGGTAATCAGCATTGCTTCAAGTGGTATCGGGATTACGACGAAAGACCCATCTTCCAAGCTCACCACTTCATAACGTCCAGCAGGGCGAACGGCAGCGATTAATTCTTGCTCATTCATAACGGAAAATCCTATTCAATTCAGTTACCCCCGACGAATCGGGGCCGTCCCTTTTCTCCCTGCGCGCTGAACGTAACTAAAGCAGTCCCTCTGTAGAACGTCTAATAGGTTAGATAGAGCAATTAACTGTAATTGATCTGTGTAACCGATCGGCTCTTAATGCACAGGAATCATGACGCTTATATCACTGGCCTGTTGTCAGTATCAGTTACGCGGTTCAGTAAATGCGTTACTACCCCCATCACCGTCGTATCGTCCAAAGCATTCCCCTCTATCGCCTCCCCATCCTGAGTGATCAATGCTTTGCCTTGGACTTTTGCAAAGTCCAATACCCCGCAGAACGAGATCAGAACGGTGTCACCAATTTCCGGCTTTCTGGCAACGTTGATAATCGCGTACCCGGCTGATGTTTCGATAGTGCGGCAGTTACCGTCATAGCCGCAAAGGCTGGTAATGGTGAGCGTCTGCTCTGCATAGTCTGCTGCTGGTGATGGAAAGCCCATGATAGCTCCTCCTGCATAATGCACTGTATATTTATACAGTAACACCAAAAAAACGAGGGTCAAGAATTTGGGCGCAAAAAACCCGCCGAAGCGGGTAAGTGCTTAATCAATAATCAATTCTTCTTAAAGCCAGCACTACCAGCGCTATTAAAACCACCAGCCAGACTGCGCCTGATAACAGCTCCATCAGGTACACGTTTTTACCTCCTGCAGCGGTGCAATTGAATTCTTCACAAAGATGATCCAGTGGGTTTTATCGTTCTTTCCGGTACGCTGACCAATAGCTGGCTTCTCGTCTGTCAGCGCCAGAATCTGGCTAACTGGTATCTGTGTTTCGTTCCATTTGAAAATGAGTACACCGTGTGGCCGCAATACACGGAACGCCTCTTTGAAACCGGCGCGCAGGTCAGA